TGCAAGAAGAGGCGAGAGTGGCAGCGCAGCAGGCCAATTCACAGCCTGTTGTGCAGGCATTGGCGGGGTATATCCGCAAGAAGTGGATGTCCGCCATGATGGCCAAACAGATGACATCTGAAATCAAGATGTTGAAGTCTGTGCGGGCTCGCCGAGGGGAGTATGACCCTGACAAGCTGGCCCAGCTGCGAGAGCAGGGTTCGAGCACCATCTACATGATGATCACCTCGAATAAGTGCCGCGCAGCATCAAGTTGGCTCCGCGATACGCTCGTAACAGCCGCAGAAGACAAGCCGTGGACCCTGGAGCCCGGTGCAGTCCCCGACCTCCCTCCCGACCAAGTTCAGAGCATCATGCAGCAAGCGCAGGCTGAGGTGCAGCAGCTGTATATGGCGGGCACTCCCCCTACCGATCAGCAAGTTCGTGAGCGTCTTTTGGAAATGAAAGACATGGCGATGTCTCATTTACACGACATGGCCAAGCGCACTTCGGAGCGGATGGAGAAGAAAATGGAAGATCAGTTGCAAGAAGGCAACTGGTCCAAAGCGTTCTCTGAATTCCTTGATGACATCACCACATTCCCATCGGCCTTTTTGAAGGGTCCGGTGGTGCGCAAGCGTCCCAAAATGCAGTGGGTCAAAGGACCGAACGGGTACGACCTTGACGTCAAAGACCAGCTGGTTTTGGAGTGGGAACGGGTTGATCCGTTCAACATTTACCCCGCTGCCGACGCGTCCAACGTGGACGACGGCTTCCTGATCGAGCGTCACAAGTTAGCAAGGACTGACCTGCAAGCCCTTATCGGCGTTGAAGGTTACAGCGAACCGGCTATCCGTGCAGTGCTGGAAGAGTACGGCAAAGGCGGTCTGCGCGACTGGATTTACGTTGACATGAACAAGGCGGCTGCCGAGGGCAAGTCCACTATGGGCGTGCAGCAGAACCCGTCCGAGCTGATCGACGCGCTCCAGTTCTGGGGTAACGTGCAGGGCCAGTTGCTGCGCGACTGGGGTTTGAGTGAAGACGAAGTGCCTGATCCGCTGATGGACTACCCCATCGAGGGCTGGGTCATTGGCCACTGGGTGATCAAAGCTGTCGTGAACCCGGACCCGCTGGGCCGCAAACCGTACTACAAGGCCAGCTACGAGGAAGTTCCCGGTGCGTACTGGGGCAACTCTGTTGCTGATCTGTGCCGCGACGCACAGGACGTCTGTAACGCCACGGCGCGCGCCTTGGTGAACAACATGTCCATCGCTTCGGGCCCGCAAGTGGTGTACAACATTGACCGCTTGCCGCAGGGCGAGAACATCACCCAGATGTACCCGTGGAAGGTCTGGCAAGTCACATCTGACCCGTTGGCCGGTTCCGCCGCCCCGATGCAGTTCTTCCAGCCCACTTCGCTCTCTCAGGAGCTGATGGCTGTGTTTGAGAAGTTCAGCATTCTGGCCGACGAGTACACAGGCATTCCGCGCTACATGACCGGCGACAGTCCTTCGGGCGGCGCGGGCCGCACCGCCTCGGGTATGAGCATGCTCATGAGCAACGCTGGCAAGGCCATCAAGCAGGTCGTGGCCAACATCGACGAGTCGGTGATCGAGCCTGTCATCGAGCGATTGTATTACTACAACATGCGCTACGGTACTGACCAAGATTTGAAGGGTGACGTCAACATTGTTGCACGCGGCGCGACCTCGCTGATTGTGAAAGAGCAGGCTCAGGTTCGTCAGAACCAGTTCCTCCAGATTGCTTTGTCCAGTCCGGTGGCGCAGCAGATTGTGGGTGTCGAGGGTATCGCTGAGCTGCTCCGTCAGGGGGCAAAAACGCTGGACTTGAACCCCGACCTGATTGTGCCTCGCCCCGAGGTCATCAAACAGCGCGTTGCGCAGGCTCAGCAGGCCGCCATGCAGCAGCAGTTGATGATGAATGGCCAAGCCCCCGTCGGTCAGACAGCACCCAATCCTACGCCCGGCCAAGAGCTGGGTGACGGTACGCCAGTGACAAACAATTTTGCACCCACTCGCGGTGTAGGTAGTTGACACTGGTTATTTCTTGTATATCATCCACACGTAACAGAAGGAGCATTCACATGCAAGCAGTTAATCCGATGGAAAAGCGTTCCGCTGAGTACAAACAAGAATCCGCCAAGACCGATGGCATGTCCAAAGGTGGCGCGACTGGCGCTGGTGGCAGCAACGGCGACATCTTCGGTTCGCTGAAGCGTTCGGGCGAATACGCTCAAGAATCCGCCAAGACCGACGGCCTTTGCAAATAAGTGGCTCGGGTTGATGCAAGAATTGCACGGTGTTTGACACTGTTGCGTTCACCTGAGTTCAAACCGCTGATAGAATTCTTTGAATCGCGAAAACAAGAGACTCTCGCAAGACTTGTAGACGCGATTGACAAAGACCAGATGATCCGCCTCCAGGGGCGGGCCATCGAACTCAAGGAACTCCTTGAGCTGGTGGAACAAGCAGAAGTGCTGTTCGCCAAAACACGCGGAGCGTGAGCTGACCGTAAAGTCGGAGCCCACATCCAAACTTTAATTTTTAACAGTAGCAGACCGTAAGCGAACTTGAACTGACCGTAGAGCCGGAGTTCATGAGCGTAGTCGGAGCGAAGGAGATAGAGAATGGCATTGCCGAAAGCAATTCAGCAACAAGTCGATGACGCCGATGCATTTGTGGCGCAGTTGAACGGTCAGCCCCCGACAGGGGAAACTAACCCACAACCCAACCCCGAACCGCCTCCCGAACCTGAACCGCCCAAGCAACCAGTCTCGCAAGAGCCGCAACCGAATCCGACCCCGGACGTACCCGAGGACACTTGGCAAGCCAAGTTCTTCACGCTGAAAGGCAAGTACGACGCTGAAGTGCCGCGATTGCATGCTCAGATGCGCGAGTTGAACACGCAAGTGCAGACTCTGCTCGCTGAGACCGCAGCCCGAGCATCCCAGTCCACCCCGGAGCCGACCCCGGCCAAGACTCTTATCACTGAACAAGACAAAGAAGCGTTTGGTTCTGATCTGCTTGATCTGATTGACCGCGCCACTGAGTCCAAGATTTCGGGTTTCCGGGATCGTGAGTCGCAGTTGCAGGCCGAGATCGCAGAGCTGAAAGGAAAACTGGGGAACGTGACTGAACGTCAGGTTGTGTCCGATAAAGATCGTTTTATCAGCGCACTGGCTTCACAGGTTCCTGATTGGGAAGCGTTAAACGTTGACCAAGGTTTTCTGACCTGGCTGGCTGAAGTTGATCCGGTTTACGGACTGCCTCGCCAAGCTGCTTTGAACGGCGCGTATGAAGCGTTTGACGCAAATCGTACGGCTGCCATTTTCAAGCAGTACAAAGCCCTGGTCACTCCAGCTCAACAGACAACTCAGAATCGTGACCTTCAGCGTCAAGTAGCACCGACCCGCTCGCGTTCAACGGCTGCACCGGCTACCTCGTCTGCTGAGAAGAAGATTTACTCCCAACAAGAGATTTCTACTTTTTACAATGACTGGATGAAGGGGCACCTGAATAGCGCTGAGGCGGAGCAAATGGAAAGAGAAATTCATGCCGCCATCAATGAAGGCCGAGTCCGTTAAGGACACCTCAGACATGGCGACATTTCATCAAATTGTTTTTTGAAAAGGAAATAGACCATGTCTACAGTAACCGCAGCAGCAGCATATCCCGTTAACTCCGGTGGTTTCAACACCCCCGGTGGTCAGGTTGCCTATTCCGGCACCGCCTATTCGGGTTCGTTTATCCCCGCCCTCTGGTCCGGCAAGCTGGCCCAGAAATTCTATGCCGCCACCGTTTTTGGCGAAATCGCCAACACCGACTGGCAAGGTGACATCACCGGCATGGGCGACACCGTGATCATCAACACGATCCCCTCGATCACCATCAACAGCTACCAAATCGGTCAGAACCTGGCCTATGAAGTGCCCGCTCCCAGCACGTTGCAGCTGGTCATCAACAAAGGCAAATACTTCGGCGTGAACGTGAACAACGTTCTGGAGTTGCAAGCCAAGCCCAAGTTGATGGACATGTTCACCAACGATGCTTCGATGCAGATGAAGATTCAGATCGACAAGGACGTGCTGTACACGACCTTCAACCAAGGCTCTGCCTCTAACCAAGGTGCTACCGCTGGTGCCATCTCTGGTGGTTACAACCTGGGTACCGACCTGGCCCCCGTCACTTTGACCGCTTCCAACATCCTGTCGAGCATCACCGCTCTGTCGAGCGTGTTGGACGAAGCCAACGTGCCCGAGACCGACCGTTGGTTGATCATCACCCCCACCGAGCGTCAGATTCTGATGCAGTCGAACTTGGCACAAGCCCAGTTCATGGGTGATTCTTCCAGCGTTCTGCGCAACGGCAAGATCGGCATGATCGACCGCTTCACCGTGTACGTGTCCAACCTGGTTCCGCGCGGCGCTGCTGGCAAGACCTGGATGAACCCCAACACTGGTACTGACGCTACCCTGTCTAGCGCTCTGAAGCGTCACGCCGTGATCGCCGGTCACAAGTCTGCCATCACCTTCGCATCCCAGATCGCCAAGGTTGAGAGCTTGCAGAACCCCAACGACTTCGGCACCCTGGTGCGTGGTCTGAACGTGTACGGCACGCAAGTTGTCCAAGCCAGCGGTTTGGCTCTGTTGGTCGCCGCCAACTAATCAGTTGGTCCATAATGGGGGAGGGGCTTCGGCCCCTCTCGGTTGAATTAACTGGAGAATGAAATGGCCATCATTGACGACCTGATCGCAAGCGGGCTCTCGTTGCCGCAAGCGCAGCAAGTGATTGCTGAAGACACGACCTCCAACATCGACGGTCTGGTGACCGCAGGTTTCAGCTACGTTGAAGCCCTTGCGATTACTGGTCTGGATGCTGGTACGACGAACGGAGCGAACCTTGTTCAGCAAGGCGCATGGGCCGGGACACAGCTGCCCGCCATTACCGCAGCACTCGCTGTGACGCCGTGAGGTGATGCATGAGCACAGTGACCGCGCAAGCTATTATTAACAAGGCTGTAACGCAGCTTGTGGACGTCGCCAACGTGCGGTGGACGCGGGCTGAATTGCTGGCTTGGCTTAACGATGGGTTGCGTCAAATTGTGATCATGCAGCCCAATGCAACCAACAATGTGATTTCACTGAAACTGGTTGCTGGCACGAGACAAAAGCTCCCTTCTGATGGTTGGCTGTTGCTGACTGTCAACCGCAACATGGGGCTTGATGGTGCGACCCCCGGTCGTGCTGTTCGCATTATTTCTCGCGAATTGATGGATGGGTTTGATGCAAACTGGCACACAGCCGCAGCGTCGGACACCACCAAACACTACTTGTACGACTTACAGGACCAGTTGGCGTTCTACGTTTACCCCCCGAGCAAAGGGAACAACTACGTAGAGCTGAACTACTCTGTTCAACCTGCTGACTTGACGTCTGAAACGCAAGTAATTCCGATGTTCCCGATCTACCAATCTGCTTTGGTGGATTACATCCTGTATCGTGCGTGCAGCAAAGATGCCGAGTACGCACCGGGTCTGGCTTTGGCTCAGCTGTACATGACCACATTTACTGCCGCTGTTGGTGGTAAAGAGCAGTCTGAGGCCAAGGGCACGCCCGAGCAAGGCATGTTGCCGCGCAACCCGAATGTACCTGGGTCTACCTCATGAGCGCACTCTACGAAGATTTTTTGATCGAGGTCACCCCGTACGTACGAGATGTCCCCGAAATCGTCGCTGTGCAGGCTGTACGCAACGCGTGCATCCAGTTTTGCGAGAAGACGCGGGTACTCCAGACCAATCTGGACCCGATGACCGCGATTGCAAAGCAATCCGAGTACGACCTGGAGCCTGACACGGGTTACACCGTCGTGGACATCATGGAAGCCTGGTTTGGCGATCAATTGTTGATCCCCAAGGCGGTGGAAGAGTTGACCCGGATTTATCGTACGTCCAACTGGAATGATCTGGAAGGCAACCCGTACTATTACTTCCGTCAACCCACCACTGTGATGCACTTGGTGCCGATGCCGAAGCAGTCTGAGCCAAGCAAGATCAAAGTTCGTGCAGCCATTGCGCCGACACGCGGATCGTCCTCAATTGACTCTGAAATCTACGAGCGGTACCTTGAGTACATTGGCTACGGTGCGCGTGCGCGACTGTACGATACGGCCAACCAGCCGTACTACGACCCCAAAGCAGCACAGGTGTACTTGAAGCGTTTTTCGGACGCAATCAATGAAGTGCGCACTCGTGTGAACAAAGGGTTGACCCGTGCAGCCACTCAGATTGAATTTCAAAGGTTTGTATGAGCACGAAGATCAAACTGGTTCAGGGAGACACTCTCCCGTACATCAAGCTGACGCTCACAGACCCGGCGACGGGCGAGCGAATCAACGTTGCTGACGCGGACGTTATTGTTCGTGTGTATTTCCGCGCTGCGGGTACAACCACTGTTCTGTCCACCTTCGTTTGTTCCAAAGTTCTGGAAGCAGGTGGGACAATCGCTGGCGACACAGGTGTCGTTCGATTCAACTTCCCCACGGGCGCTTTGAACGTTGATCCTGGGTTGTACGAAGGTGAAGTTGAGGTCGATTTCGATGGTCAGATTCAGACTGTCTACGATGTTCTCAAGTTCAATGTCCGTTCTCAATTTGCATAAGGAGTAGACCATGTCTGCAATGTCCGACTACCTGGAAAATAAACTGATTGACCAGTTGTTCCGTGGCCAGAGCGCCCCCACCACCACGACTTTGTACGTGGGCTTGTTGACGTCTGCCCCCAGTGATTCTGGTGGCGGCACCGAAGTTTCGGGTGGCAGCTACACTCGTGCGTCGATTTCGTCCTCGCTGGCCAACTGGGCTGGTACGCAATCTGCTGGTTCTACTGCCGCTTCCTCGGGTACCGGTGGGCAAACCAGCAACAACACAGCGATCACTTTTGCTACGCCTTCCGCTGGCTGGGGCACCGTGACCCACTTCGGCATCTACGACGCTGTATCTGGCGGTAACCTGCTGTTCTGGGGCGCTCTGACAATTGCCAAGACGATCAACCAGGCTGACACGGTCACGTTCCCGGCTGCCTCGCTGTCGATCACCTTCGCGTAATTGAGGTGGGATAGATGCTGCTCAACAGCGCTGTTCTCAACAGCGCCCAGGTCAACGGTTCAGTCGGAGGACTAACCCAAGAACTGGCGGCATCTGTTTCTTGTGCGGCAACCGCTTCGGCGGCCATGACGCACGAGCGTGTTTTTGCAGGCGCAATTTCTGGTGTAGCCAACGTTCAGGCTTCGGCGGACCTGACCAAGAACATCGCCACCGCTGGGAACGCGTCGGTTGGTACTGTCGCCAACATCGTTCTCGGCATCCCGTTGGCGGGCAGCGCATCGACTGCTGCCACTGTCACCGGCTCCGCTGCTCAAATTTTCAGTATCGCTTCGGCTGTCACAACGACGGCCACGGCTTCGGCCGAAGCAAGCCAGACGGACAATCTGGCTGCCAGCGCGTCAAGTACGGCGCAAGTGCAAGGCGCAGCCGCTTTCATATTCACAGTGGCCGGTCAGGCCGCCGCAACCGCTACAGTCGCGGATGCCCCTGTCACCAAGCACAGCAATCAGTACGCCAGCATTGCGTCGGACACAGACAGTTCCGCTTTGTTGGTTTGGTACCACATACTTACAACTGATTCTGTCGTAACTGCGACGACCGCCGCAGCTGCCGACGTAGTCAAGCCACTTGCGTCTGTGGTGGTGGGAGCTGCAAATGTTGTGGCCACAGCCAGCCTGGACAATCCGCTGGCCGCACTTGCTACTGTTGCCACGGCAACGACGTCTGGTACCGCTGCGCTGTCTGTAAACATGGCATTCGCGGGCTCTGCTGTCGCCACGGTGGCTCCTGCGCCTGCCTTGCTGACAAAGAACATGGCGGTTGCGGCAAATGCTGTCGCTCAGACAAGCGCAGACGCCCAAATAACCAAACTGTTGGCGTTTGCGGGGCAGACCTCGGCCACCACTTCTGCTGTTGCAGCCATCACCAAGAACGTAGCCACCGCCGCAGCTGCTGTTGCAGGTGTGTCCGCACAAATGGAGTTGCGGGTTACGTTGGTGTCGAGCGTACAAGTTTCTGCGGCCTTTGTTGCTGCGGTTGACATCACCAAACGTATGTCTGGTGCGGGGGATGAGGTGTCCACGGCTGCTGCCAATCTGGCGGTGCGGGTCAATATGCAGGGCATGTTGCAGTCGTATGCAACAACAAACACCACCATATACATCACCAAACGGCTGGCTGGCTACGAGATGGCCATGGCCGTGGTGGTCGATGCTCACTTGCGAAAGCTGTTCCGGTACACCGGTATCGACGCAGGTTTTGCGGTCACCGGAGAGCTTGTCTCACTTGTTGAGCCCGAAGTGATTGACATTTCGGCGGAGTTGCAAGACAGTACCCAAACCGAGACAGCGGCACCTCAAATTGGTATCATTGTGGAATCTGAGCAGGCAATTACCGCTTCTGCGTCCCAGGTAGGGGAAATCGCTATTGAGGCTGAGCTTGTAGACATTGTTGCCACGGACTTTCTAAAGGCTGCGTAATGGCTGTTCTCTATACAAATAATGCGGCGTCGAACCTGTCGGCTTCGATCACAAACACCGCAACCAGCTTTTCGGTCACCAGCGGCCAGGGTGCGCTGTTCCCCAGCCTTTCCAACGGGAATTACTTCTACGTCACGCTGATTGACGGCTCAAACAACATTGAGATCGTCAAAGTCACCGCACGCTCGGTTGACACCTTTACAGTTACTCGTGCACAAGATGGTACGGCTGCGCGTGCATGGAGCGCCAACGACAAAGTTGAATTGCGCATCACTCGTGCAATGCTCGATGACATCAAGGCGGATGCGACTGCTGGTTATCTGCCCCTGAGCGGCGGCACTGTTACCGGCACTACGCGAATCGGCAATTTGTCGATTGGGTACGGCACGTATCTCAATAGCATTCGGCCTACCGGCGACACCAACCTGAACTTGGACACGCCTAGCGGAGCAACATACGCAACGAACCTCTATATTGGTTCAAATCAAGTTCTCCACGCAGGCAACTACACCGACTACGCCGCAGCGGCAGGGCACACCCACAGCTACCTGCCTTTGAGCGGCGGCACGCTGACTGGCAAGGTGTACGCGGGGTCGTCTGACGGCGACAGCATCGAGGTTCGCAACGACACGGCCAGCGCTGCGTCGAGTGGCTACATCACGTTCAAGAACAAGAACGGCTCTGGGGTTTATCGCCCTGCTGCTCGGATCAGCGGCGTCAACGTGGACAACGCCTACGACGGCGACTTCCTGGTCGAGACGTACTCTGGCGGCGTCGCCTACAAGGGCTTGCGCGTCGATGAGAACTCCAACGTCTTGTTCTATGACACGTCAGGCAACGTCAAATTTCAGTGGGACGCCGTCAACAGCCGTGCGCTGATCAACAGCAACGTGGTGCTGCATGCCGGGAACTACGGAAGCTACGCCTTGCCTCTGAGCGGCGGTACTTTGACCGGCTCTCGCCCAATCACGTTCAACACCGGCAACGGATGGATGTATGTGCAGGGTAACTCCGGCGGTTGGGCGATGGGTCATGGTTTCTACGGTTCGTCTGGCACGTTCCGTGGCGGTTTCGGCGCGTATGGCGGGGGAGACGATCTCACCTACTTCTTTGTTGGCGCTGACTACAACAACACGTCAATGACGTGGAGTTACAGCGGCATTACGGCCAACAAGGTAACAACGTTTGCCGGTAGCACGACAGATGATCCGATTTCCGCGATTCATGTTGTAGGTAATGGATACCACACCGGGGTGTACATAAACCCCACCGCTGGATACCAAGCGCACCTTCGTTTTGGCACGGGTGGAACTCTGAAGTGGCAAATTCGTGCGCCTTTCCAAGATTCCGCAAATACGGCGCTCAAGTATTACAGTTGGGTTGCCGGAGCAGACGTGTTTTCGTTCTCGCACGCCGGGCAGTTTGATGCCATCGGTGCAATCACTCAGAACGGCAACCAAGTCCTTCACGCGGGCAACTACACCAGCTACTCCCCGTCGCTGACTGGCTCTGGGGCATCTGGCACCTGGGGTATCAACATCAACGGCGCAGCCTACGCCCTGCGCGTAACCGACAGCCGGTCCTCTTCCACAACGCCTCAAAGCATCGACATGGGGGTGTTGTTCGAGTTCAAGGAAAACGGCGCAGGCGGTCTGTCGGACGGCGGTGGATACTTTGGGCACATGACGTTCCGCCAGTACGGCTCCGGTACTGACTGGAGTGGCGGTGCTTCTCACCAGCTTGGCTTCACTGACAATGGAAACGTCTGGCAGCGCAGCGGAACCGGTACGTCCTGGGGTTCTTGGAAGAAGCTGCTCGACAGCAGCAACTACACCGACTACGCGGCAGCGGCTTCCCACACGCACACTTCCATTGTCAGCCCCAACGGCGCATCAGTTGTCTCTGCCGATGCTGCCTTCCCGAGTGCAGGCCAAACGTTCCAACACAGTTTGGCACTCGGCCCAGGCGGAAACGATGGTCACATCCTGGCCATGTCGTGGGCAAACACGGCATCCATCTACGGTGCGCAGATTTGGCTCGACACCGATCCGACCAACCGCATGGCAATCCGCTCTCGGAACAGTGGCGGAACTTGGAACGGTTGGTCCGAAGTTCTGACGGACAGCAATTACACCAACTACACCGGCCAGTATGTCCAGAAGTCCGGCGACACGATGACCGGCAACCTGAAGTTGTCAGGCGCTGCGCTTGTCAACAACTCCTGGGGTAACTCAAGCGCAAACGCCGCTACAAGACTTGCTCCTAAGGGTGCTGCTGGATCGTGGGATGGTTCGCCGGTAGGCGCGATCAAAATTCGTCTGCCTATTCGTGCCAATGACACGATGTGGCGCATGACGGTCAAGATCTACAACTACAGTGACAACACGATCTCTGAATATCACATCGGGAATTATTCTTATTCGACCGGCGCATACAACGCAGCAGCGTCCTTTATTGGTAGTGGCAATGCTTCGCCAAGGAACGTTCGACTGGGCAACGACGGCTCGTATGACTGTGTATGGATCGGTGACACAGACACGACCTGGGTTTACCCGGTTGTTGCCGTCACTGATTTCACCGGAGGTTTCCGCAACGCCGACAACTCGGCCTGGGGTAACTCTTGGGACGTGAGCATCGTCACCTCATTTGGAACGATTGGCGCAACGATCAACCCGTATGTCAACCTTTCGATAAGCTCGAAAGTTGCCGGAAGCGAAATCCTTCACGCAGGCAACTACTTTAACTACACCCTCCCGATGGGTGGTGGTTGGTATGGCTCGGGCTTACCGGGCTCTCGTTGGGGC